CCGTTTTCATACCTTCCGGCAGTTTCAGTTTCGTGGCGTCGAAAGGGGCAGGAGCGTCTGCAGCCTTCGGCGCGATTGGTTTTCCATCAGGGCCAAGTTTCGGTTCCTCGACCGGAAGCGGCTTGCCGTCAGGACCGAGTTTCGGCTCCGGCGTGGAGCCGAGTTCGGTCTTGACTACCGCAACCGGCTCGGCCACAACCGGCGGATCAGCAGCAACGGGAGGCGCAACAACCGGAGTAACTGGGGCCGAAGCGGCCGGGACGACTGGATCAGGCATCGGAGTTCTCTTTCATCATCTGGAGGTAAAGCTCGGGTGAACAAGTGTGGAGTTCGGCGATCAACTGAAGTCCGATGTTGGTCTCGCCACAGTTGTTCGCCATGATTAGGGCATCGGTCGAGAAGGACGAGCGGAAGGGGTGGGTCTTGAGCAAGAGCGTATGCACCCACATACGGCCCGGCTCCGAGGACATGATCGTGCGGAGGGCCTCATTGCAAATGGCCTCGCGGTCCTTAACGGACTTGATCTTGGCCTTAATGGCCCTCGGGTCAGAGGAGTCGAAAGCGACATCACTCATGATGGGCCTCCACCTGACATGATCGCCTGCAGCGCACTCACGCCACCGCCGACCGGCGTGTTAGCGAGGGTCTGACCAGCTTTGGCGAAGCCCTGGGAAGTGTCGGCAGCCTGCGTGATGGCAGCTTGTTGCTGCTGCGCAGTGCGGATCGCGGCAATTTCCTCAGGGGTATTGATGTCGCCGGGGTCATTACCGAGGATCATGCCGTATCGAGTAAGCATCCGATCCCAATTTGGAATGTCGAGGGCCGGAGGATGGATCGCGCCGACGTTGCCAACCTGAGCAAGGAAGCGCTCCATGCCAAGTGGTCTCAGCGGCACGTTGCGCGGCAGCGAGCATCGAGACATACTCAACGGCGACCGGTTTGCCCGCAATCTCTGCCGGTGCGGGCGGGAATAGACCTTTGCGCTGCATGATGGCGAAGGTGCGATCAATGATTGGATCGAGGGCCTCGGTCTGGAGCCGCTCCAGCACCGGGCCGAGCATCACGAGTTTTTCTTCTCTCCGCGCGTCAATCTCGGTCGCGGTCCGCACGGTCTCGAGGGAGGAGATCATCAGGAACAGATCGTTGAAGGCGATCTCCTTGATACGCTTCTGAATCTGCCCGATGTCGTTCATCATCTCAGCGATCGGCGGGCGGAAGTTCTCGTAGGCCGGTTTGAAACCAACGCCGTCCTTCTTCGTGGTGTAAGTGACGCCGCCGGGAATAGTTGACGCGGGCTGGTTCTTCAATTCAACATCAGCAACCATCGGCGGATTAGCAAGTTTATCAATCGCCTGCGCCTTGCGCTTGGTTTCTTGCTGAAGTTGCTTCACGTCGCCGAGCATATCCATGCCAACGGAGCGGCCATAAGCGTCGTTGCCGGAGGTCTCCCAACGGGGACAGACGAAGGGGGCTTCGTGGAAGCCGCGCTTGCGGAGGAACTTGCCATCGTTATTCGGCGTGCCACTTTGCGGTGTGGTGCCGCCCCGCTCCCAGTAGGCCTCGAAATACTTGAACTGCTTGCCGACTTCATCGACATTGAGCTTGATGATATGGCGGACGGTGATCTCTCGAGTGAGGCCCGCGCCCTTTCGCTTCCACGCTTGCTGCACGTCGTTGGAGCAATTCTCGAGTCCGAACTCACCAACAAGTTGCCGCACCGTCATTGTAATCTCGCGCGCTACGCCACCGGCGCGAAGCTGCGCATCGTTCCATGTGAAGTATTCACCGGCGCACGGATTGTAACAGCAGATGATGTTCTCGAAGTCATCGTAGATCAACATGGGAGCCGTGCCGAAAACGGCGAGGTCCATGTAAACCACAGCGATGGCATTGTAGAAGTTCGACTCCTGGAAAACGTGCATCATCCGGCGCTCACATTCAGTGAGCCAAGTTGTAACCGGATTGATTTCGTCGGGGTCGAAGCCGGGTAAATGGAGTTTGAACCACTTCCGAGTCGGCGAGGTAATTCCCGACATCATACCAGAAGCGAGGACGCGGAGCGCGATGGTGCCGGTTGAGTCGAGAATGGCTCCGTTAATGTAGGAGCCTCGGTTCATTTGATTGGCGGTGACGAGCCAGCGATAGCGGCGGGGAAGCTCATAAGTGGCGAGTGAGGCCCAGTGTATCCACCACGAGTAACGGTCGGTGATTAAACCGGCAATCTCGGAGTCAAGATCGGATAGGAGGGTGTTACCTTCACTGGCCAAGGAGCGACTTGCCTCCTGTTGGCGTGGCGCTGAGGTCGCCCTGTGGTGAAGTCATGATCGTGGAACCAATTGAACCCGGCGTGGAATTTTTACCAAGTGGCTTTGCGCCGCCTGAGGCGTAGGTTGGCGCGGACGGAAGTGGGTCCGGAAGCGCCGGTACAGCGGGAGTTGGTGCAGGGGAACCGAACATTATTGGCCTAGCAACGATTTTGAACCGGTTGACTTAGACTCGGGCAGCACTGGTGCAGAGATAGTTGAATTTAATAGAGATGGACTTCCGGCCTGCCGGCGTGGTATAGAGGCTGCTCCGGCTCCAAGTCCAGTTGAGATGCCTCCGGTTGAAGAGTCTCCAGTTGCAGAACCGAGACCCGGAAGAGCGGCCTGAACGATGCGGTTCATAATTGGGGTTGGCGCTCCACCGGAACCGAGCATTACGCGGGCTCCATTTCATGCTGGACAAAGGGGTCATATTCAGTGACCACGAGATGGTCGGGTTTCTCTTCCCCGCGCAGCTTCGGCACGACTGGATAAGCAAAGGTCAACGCGAGGGCGTCGGCCAAGTCCGGCGACGAAACCCCACGTTTCTTCATGGCGGTTTTGGCCTCGAGTAGGATGCATTCTTTCCCCTCGCGATTGACGAAACCGTATTCAGGCCCGGTGAGTTCCGCCACCAGTTGGGGTTCGTCAATGATGGAACCGCCCTTGAGCCATTCCTTCATCGAGCCCCACATTTCCGCGCGCTTGTTCGCGTAGTAGATGTTGGTCTCAATCGCGCCGAAGTTATTGTCGGATTTCCCACCGAACTGGACTTCGATCACAGGGACACGGAGTTGACGGAGGCGGTCAATCACGCCACCACCTACGCCGCCGCCATCGACGAACACAGCATCCGCGCGGTGCATAGTGTAGGCCTCGACGATCTTTGACGCGAGCGTCATTGTATCAACGCCTCGGAAACGGTCTGGAGGAGTCGTTCGGCCATCTCGGCCTTTTCGGTAGTAGATAACCGACTCGTCGTCACCAAATCGAGCCACATCGACCCCGATGATAAAGGCGTCGAAAACATGTACAGAAACTTCCCGTCTCGAAGCTTGACTGGCGAGGTCGGCTCCAATGAACTGGATCGTGCCGGCGCGAGGGAATACCCCGCGAACGCGGATACGCACGAAGTCAGAGTCTTCTCCATAATCGTCGATCCAATTCTGGCTTTCGGCTTTGTCGGAGAAGGAGATTGAGCGGGAGTCAACGGAGCGGGATTTCCATCGCTTTGCGAAGCGGCCGCCGGGGAAGGCCTCGCGGAACCGGCCTGTGGGCGAGTTTGGGTTCCCACACATGAGCCAGATACGTTGCGTGTTCGCGTCCGTCATGCAGCCGTCTGCGGCCTCGTGAATGCCGTCGGGGATGCCGGAGGCCTCGTCCATTACGATGAAAAGGCGCTTGCCTTCGTTGTGGAGGCCCTGGAAGGCCACGATATTGTTCTCGCTCCACGCCACCATGTCGATGCGCCAAGTGCGCTCTCGTTCAGGATCGCGGGAGAAGAGGGAGGTGGCCGTGAGCCGGAAGAGTTCCCGCCCAATGAACATGTTAAACCACTTGCCGAGTTCGGCCCAGGTCTTGGTCTTGAGCTGAGTCTCGGTATTCGCCGTGACAACGCCCTTCGTGTCTTCGAAAGTGGTCATGGCCCACAGGATGATAATGGAGACGATGGCGGACTTGCCCACACCGTTACCGGAGACAACGGCCTCGCGGATAGCCTCAGCCGGGGTTAGGATGCCCCTTGCCGAGGGAGGTAAGAAGTTCGATCTGCCAAGCCTCGAGTTTACGGTGTTCAAGCGAGGACCCTTTCTCGCCCCAAGGGAACGCCCATAGGGCGAAGCCAAGTGGGTCGCTTGAGTAGGAGGCCAGGTCCTCGATGAGTTGGTCTTGCATTAGACCCTGTTATGCGTCTCTGCGATCTTGGTGCCAGTTAGCTGAGGAAGGCCGGGACTCATGCGGGGGACGAGAGGCACCGGCCTCGTCGATACGGCGCGCTGCAGAGCGGTGTTCAACTCCGCTACATGGCGCACGGCGACGTTGAGCGCGGCATGGTCCTCCATCGAGATGAATGCGCCGGACTGGAGTTTCTTCACGACGTTGAGGAGCTCCTGAATGGCCTGCTCTTCCAACTGAAGGGCCTGCACCGAGGATTTCTCAATCTCGCTGCTCGCGGTGATCTTGTCCACTTCCTCTTGACGGCGCATCAGGGGAACTCCTTGTTGGCCTTGCCTTCGATTAAGAGAGGCGAGGACGCAGCTGCATGGTCAACTGCGTCCTGCACCGAGCCTGCAACGGCAGCGGGGAGGCGTTCGCTTGCGGCTCTCTCTCGAGCGACCTTCAGGCGGTCACCGAGATTTAAGTTCACGTTGATGTTCGTATTGCGGGACTGAGGACCATGCCCGGTCCGATCCGCGACGATTTTAAGTTGCTCGTGCAACTCGTTGTTTGAGAAGGTCTCGGACGCGGTCTCAAGCCGTTCGGCCAAGAGGTCCGCCGTGTCCTTCGCAATGTCGGTCATCTTAGCCGCGAGGTCCTGAACGGCCTCGGCCTTACCGGCGGTGTAGAAGGAGATGAGTTCGGCGAAGGCGGGGTCGTCCTTCAGTACGCTAATGCGGGAGGGGGTGTACCCGGCGCAAAGCGCGGCCTCTTCCGCCGACATACCGGCGGCGATGCAGCGGGCAAGGGCGTGATGGCGGGAACTGAGTCGCTGCACGTGAGTTGGCTGAATGTGCCGCTCCGTGGCGAGCAAAGCCATATCGGAGTCGGTGAGTTGCCTCACAGCTTCCGCGTTGAGCGTCTTCGCCGCGCGCCCGCCAAGGTGTATGTCGAAGGCCAAATCGTTCAGGGGAACAGCCTTATCTGGACAAATTGCAGCCAATCCTCCATATACCACCGGCGGTACCCCATGTCAATGGCAGATACCATCACGAAATCGTGATCGACCCATTGCCCTGTCACTGCCATCTGCACCCCAGTGAAGGACACGGGTGATGATTTTAAGAGAGAAAATTTGCGAACTGACTGTGGGCGGTCGGGGGGCACCCGTCTCGACGGGGTGGGGTGGGGT